AAAGTCTAAATCTTTTCGCGTGTTGGTAAATCAGTGGGTAGAGGAGGTAAACAAAAATCTCAATCGCGAGGGAAAAGGGAAACCTTATCCTGAGTGAAGGAGTATCGTCTTTGTTTAACTCGCTACCTATCTGGTGAACCACTTACCGAAGGCAAAAGAATCAGAATCGTTGAGGGCTTACCATATCCCGAATTGGGGTTTGGTAAAATCTTCAAAGACAAAGATCCATTTGATCTTCGGGTAGCTATGTCTCTTCTAACTCTGTGTAGGGGAGTGGTGTTGGAACCTCAGCCCAATCTTAAAGCAATCACGGATCCCTGGTGCGGGAATCTACCAATTAATTGGTATACCCACAGAACAGCAATCTGCAGAAGTTTAGGTATTGGAAAGAGGAATACAGCATTCACAGACTTTCACAGCTCTACGAAGAGCGGGCCAAACGGTCAAGCTATCATGACGAGTATGATTGATGTAGGACTTATTCTAGGGTCCGATATCCGTAAGGATCTCGAGACACTAGGTGGGTCTATCATCAAAACATGTTTCGACAATCTAGAGAAACCCACCGATCAAAATATTCCTCTCTGGGAACTCTTTGCGCTTAANACTTCTGAAGCGTTGCCCACTCGTAAGAGTGAACCAACTCTCAGAAGATTAAGTCACTTTGGAGACTCAGAAGGGAAGACAAGATCGATAGGTATTCTTGACTATTGGTCGCAAACTGTATTAAGACCTTTACATGACAAACTCATGGACATTCTTTCGAAGATCCCTGAAGATTGCACTAAGGATCAAACACAATTTATCGAGAGTTTAAGGTCAAAGGGACATTTCCACTCTTTCGATCTGACTAACGCCACAGATAGACTCCCTCTGCATATACAGAGAGATGTTCTATCNAGTGTAATNGGTCACGAAAGAGCAGATGCCTGATCCAGAATCATGGTCAACCTAGAGTTCACACAAAGAGCTGCCCCACCTGTAAAATACGGGTGTGGACAACCAATGGGTGCTTACTCTAGTTGGCCTGCGATGGCTCTGACACATCACTTTATTGTGTGGCTAGCGGCTGCCAGGGCTCATAAAGGCCCCCGTGGCTGCTATGCACTTTTAGGTGATGACATAGTCATCTGTGATTCCGACATTGCTTTTGAGTACAAGCAAATTATGTCTGAACTAAATGTAGAAATATCTCCAACAAAAACACATAACTCAAAAGAGTTATTTGAATTCGCGAAGAGATGGTTCTTAAATGGAACAGAGATAACTGGCTTCCCTATCTCTGCTATACCTAGCGTATGGAAAAGGTATTACCTTATCCAAAACGTTTTGGAGACAGCAGAAGGACGGGGTTACGTACTTGACTGTGACACTAAGAAATGAAATCTGGTCAGAGAATTGTTGATGATATGAGGTAAACCCCAACAGGGGCATCGCATCGCATCAATGACTCTTCTCTTTGATAGTCTTGTCAATAAAAAGTTTATCAGTTCAGAAGGAAGATTTTACAGTCAGATGCTTAGCATCCTTAGTAATTTCTTCACTTTGAGTGATAAAGCCCAAGCCCAGCTTAAGGATCCAGTAAAACTGGTCCCTAAGGCGGTAAAGGCCTTTCAATTGTCATTCTATC